TTTACACGGGCATGCTTATCGTTTCCTCGTGACGGTGTGAAGTTTACAACCGGTATGTCCATGTTCCGTAGTTCATAAGTCAAAGGCAAACCACTAGCTTTTGCCTCAACTATAACCGATTCTGGTTTCCAATACTCATATTGTTCTAACGCGAGTCTACGTAATTCTGGAAACTCATACCTACCTTTTATAGCATCTAACAATATAAGATTAGCTCCTTCGTCCTCGCTTGGATAGAATATACCCCATGTGGTGATAGCTGAATAGTCAGCTGTCTCTTTTTTTAAGAACGCTGTATCATAACTTTGTATGACGTGTGATAGCTGTGGTATCTCCTCTGATGTATAAGTTCTCCACCATTCTCGTTTTAATATTGCTCCTTCTTCTGCTGTTGGGTTTTGCATCCACTGTGCATTCCATTTACCAACTGGCAGTGTTGCTTGTACTTTTTCTAACTCATCTAGTTTCCAATACTCAGGCCATACTGGTTTGGGCTTTGTTCCGTGGTCCATGATTGCCGGAAACTCGACCACGTGCCATTGATCAGCTTTAGCTTCTTTTTGATTCTGTATCAACTTACCTGTTAGATCTTTATTACTCCATCTAGTCATAACCAAAATAATTTTACCACCAGGTTGTAAACGTTGCCTAGGACCTGATGTGTACCATTCGTAAGCAGACTCTAATGCCGTAGGGGACATTGCATCTTGTTCTGAGTGTGGGTCATCAATAATTAGTAGATCTGCACCACGACCCGTGATCGCACCACCAACACCAGCTGCAAAGTATTCACCGCCCTGTGCTGTCTCCCAACGTCCTGCTGCTTTACTGTCCTCTTGTAATCTTGTTTTAAAAATTTTTCCGTAGTCCTCACTGTCGATCAGGTTCTTTGCTTTTCTACCAAACCGCACCGCCAGCTCACCCGTGTGCGTTGCTTGAATTATCTTGAGCTTTGGATCACGGCCCACCATCCACGCCGGAAGTAAGTATGAGGCAAACTCCGACTTTGTGTGTCTGGGGGGCATGTTAATTATCAAACGATTTATTTCGCCTGTAGATAATTTATTAAATTTGTCAGCAATGTGTCTGTGGTGGGACCCCTCTATGAAATCGGGCCACATACATTTGACAAAGGATAGAAAGTCATCTTTGGCTTTGTTCTGTATTTTTTTTTCTGCATGTAAAACTTGTAATTGTTTATATTGTCTACGTATATCTGCAGGTAGTTTACTTATATCTATATTATTCAAATTCATTTAAAATTTTTTAAAAAATTTTTTTAGCACCTTTTTTGGTGTTCGACATGTTTTCAGTATACACAAATGCGTGAATTAGGCAATACAACCTGTACGTGTGGGACCCCTTTGTATATAAGGGGGGATAGGGTCTTGTTTACTTTCTATATTAGAGATTTGTTTGGGACCCCTGGCCCGTTAGGGCCAGGGGTTGTTTATTATTAGAAAGGTAATTAATCTAATAAAGTCATATAAGCTGACGCGTTAAGTTTACCAAACTTATGTAAACCTTTGCGCACTGTATCATAGTCCTCGTCCCACTCTGCCTGTTTAATTTCTATGTACAGTTTGTGCTCTTCTGGTGTAAGCATTACGCTCTCACCGGAATAAGGGTTTGTTGCTTTTATTCTTTCTATCATAGGATTATCCTATATCAGTTGACCTGGAGTTGTCAACCTCTATTTTTGTTTCAATCCTATTATATGAATGTTCATTATTAAAACCATAATGATAAGTATGAGTCTTTTTTTCTGGGTCCAATATAGGCGTTTCAAGAGCCTCGGTCCTCGGTGCAATGGCTATGATTTGTTCTATGTATTTAGACGCAAAGTTATCATAACAATGATTACTACAAAAAAATCTAAAGAAATGGTTTTCGTTCCATTTGTTTAATTTAATCTTTCTGGTCCTCAAAACCTTTGAGCCCTTAACACCTCGGACTCTATCCTGGGTATGTTTTTTATGGCACTCTGGTCCATGACACCAATTATGGTCGCTCATTAGTGCCTCACTTTCCAACTTGTAGTTGCTGTTCTATATCCATGTGCGTCTAGATCATAATAAACGTAATAAGGTACACCTTGTTTAGATGTTCCATAACGAGATTTCTCGTCATGTTTACCTTGTCTTGTTATGTGTTTTTTGTGCTTACTAGCCCAATAAGTTATGTAGAATGTTTTAGTCATTTATACCTTTCTGTTATGGGATAATCCTATATGATTATCCCATAAGTGTCAATAGTTAATTTAAACTATTTTGTTGTGCTTGGAGTAATTGTTTTGCAATCGCAATTTTCTCATCACGAGTTTGTTCAACCTCATCAGTTAAAAGATCAGCTAGATTTGTTGGACTATAAATTGATAATGCCATTGAACTACTTTCATTCAAGACACTTTCATTTAATGCAATTCCAAGTTTGTCAGCTAACTCTTTCGCTTGGTCAAAATATCTGTAAGATTTTAAACCAAGTTTTAGTTTCTGCATTTTCTTATCAACATTGTCAAAAAGATTTTTGTGTGCAAGTATTACATTTTCTTTTGCAACCTCAAAACTTTTAAACCAATTATAAGTGTCCTCATGTGCTTTGAACATACGACTATGACAATAACTTGTTCCAATAACCCAAAGTTTAAAATCTTCTTTCCACTCATCTTTGTAAAAAGAAGTTTGTCCACTTGCGTCATTACGAGAACCAAATCCTAAATACTTATCAATGTTGCTTTCAGCATTATAATAAGTTGGATTTCGTTTTCCATAATCATCGCCAAGTCTAACATCATAATCTGGGTCAAGACCTTTTGATCTTAACTCATCACGATAATAAGAAGTTAAGAATTCTTTATTGGCTTTGAACTCAATGTGAACATCATCAAACTTTTCAACAGGGTTTCCATTGTAGTCGGTGTCCATACGAGGTGTAGAGTTTTGAACATGAAAACAATTATCATGGTAGAGTTGTCCACCACTATCGCCATACTTATTATTCATGGCTCTAATTGTATCAACATCTTCCTGTGGTTGATGAAATCTTACAAGACCATTGATTTCTACTTTTGCTTGTTCTCGCATTTTATTGTAGTTTGTTATTGCCTCACTATGTTGTTTTTTATATTTTGAATTATCTTCAAAATGTTGCTGAAAAATATCAGCGATCACTTTACGCTTATCAGCGTTTAGTGTTTGTCTTTTTTGTTTTTCCATATTTATATTTCCTTTCATAAAAATTAATTTACACTATTGACTTTTATTGTCAAGGGATTATATAGGATATGTTAGCCTCATTTGTAGATTTATCGCTACTCAAAACTATAAATCTTCTACAACTTAGGGTTGTGCCTCACACCGACTGCTTTGGTCCGTCTTGGCACAACTTCTAGTTGTATGCAGTTTAGAATGATTCTAATTTGCAATGCAACCTGTGGTTGTGTGGATAACTTTAAAAAAGTTTCAAGCTCCAAGCAACAAGCGCTTGACAGCTGGTGAGGGATAGTGTAGGATAAATTTAGAAAGGATAAATTATGAAATTAAAAGTAAATTTTGAATGGAGAAGAAAAGACGAGCCGCACCTGGATGCGGAGTTCTTGGTGAAGGCAGCCCTGAAGGCTGCTGGATACACAGTCGGCCACATACAGGTTCAAGGTGTATGGGACGAAGACAAACCAGCGATAGCCCAGGGACCATGGGATGAGACCCGGCTTCCTCACGAAGATATTGTGAAGAGAATGGATCTAATAAAATGAGTAAAAAAGGCGGGCTCGAAAGAGCCCGGGTCCTTGTGCAGCACTGGCGATGGTTGCAGGTTAACGGCTACAAGCAACAAGCCGCAAGCTGCAAGCTTCAAGCGGCAAGCTTGACAAGAAAGAATTATAGTGTTATCCAGGAGATTAAAGGAGAAAGAAATGAAAGTAAAAGAAGCATTAAAAATTACAGATAGTTTTACAAAGACAAGCAAGATGCCCGGGCTTAGTTACAGCTTTCCAGCCTGGGAATGCAAGACAGGATCGAAGCTCAGAAAGATTAAGGGCTCAGTCTGTTCAATGTGTTACGCGCTCAAAAATAATTATATAAGATATCCAGCAATCAAAGCAGCTCAATATAGAAGACTCGAAGCAATGAAGAGCCCGCTGTGGGTGGATGCAATGGTGACTGTAATCAAAAGACAAAAATGGTTTAGATGGCACGATGCGGGAGACGTCCAGGACCTGCAGCACCTGAACAAAATATTTAAAATTTGTGAAGCAACACCGGACACGAAGCACTGGCTGCCAACGCGTGAAGCGTGGATCAAGAACGAGCTGGACCGGGCACCTGCTAACCTGGTGATTAGGTTCAGTCCTCCAATGATGGGCCAGCGCAACGACACCTGGCCAAACTCTTCAATGGTTGTTGAGACTGGCGCGACCTGCCCAGCCCCAAGTCAGGGCGGCAAGTGTGGCGACTGTAGACAATGTTGGGACAGTGATGTAAAAGTAGTTTCATACGGTAAACACTAAAATGTTTAGACATCCAAAATATTATAAAGAATTACGTAAGCTGCGTAATAAATCGGATCAGGTCATTAGCCACAGCGCTTCGACGGAAGCTAATTCAAGGCGTGCACCTGATCCGGGCCTCAAGCAACAAGCTTCAAGCGCCAAGCAGCAAGCTACAAGCCGCAAGCCTCAAGCTCCAAGCGACAAGCATCAAGCCCCAAGCGACAAGCCTCAAGCTTAAAGCCACAAGCTTCAAGCTCCAAGATTCTAGAACCACGGAAAAGTTTCACGGTGCCCTGACCGAGGTGCTGGATGCAGATAAAAGTATTCTTAGGATGCCTTACATGGAAGGCTATTTGATGTGGACTAAATTTAATTTTGTTACCTTTAGTAACCTTTAATTCTATTGTGAAAAAGTTGCCAGAATTATTATAGCCCAATAGATCGGGAGTGCCAAGTAAGCTATTGTTTTCAATTCTAATAAGCGAAATAGACTTAAAATTTCTTTTAAGTTTTTGATAAAATTTAGCCTCTGGGCCCATAGTGTTTTCAAGGTAACTTCCGTATTCTATTGAGGTGTTAATGGTGCAATAATTAACTTTTGTTTTGTGGGTTTCAATACAACACGAATTGAATTTTGTCCAATTATATTTGAATCTTGTACTTCAATTCTTTTTACTTCTTCTAAATGACCATTAACTTCCATGTAGATAGAAGCATTAGAAACTGCGTTTCCTTTTTTACCATCAGTAAATTGATCTAAATATTCCTGTAGATGTTTGACAAACATTATTGACAATATAGGATAGTTACCTTAAAAAGTCAATCATGGGAGTTCCAAAAAGATTAACAGAAATGCAGATGAAGTTTGCAGAGTTTTTAGTTTTCGGTGATGAAGCAGGACCTTTGACACAAACAGAAGCAGCTTTGAGGGCAGGATACTCACCCAAACGTGCAAGACAAGAAGCATCTGAACTTACTAATCCAAGACTATCACCACTTGTTGTTAAGTATATTGGTGAACTAAAAGAAGAAAGAATTAGAAAACATGAAGTGACTTACGAAGGACACATTGCAGAGCTTGGTAGACTTAGAGAAGCTGCTTTGAAGAAAGGCTCTTTCTCTTCTGCTGTAAACGCAGAAGCAAATCGTGGAAAGGCAGCAGGACTATACATAGACAGAAAAATAATAAAAACTGGTAAACTAGAAGATATGTCAGAACAAGAATTAGAAGCGAAGATGAAACAAATTTTAAACGACTACTCACAAATTATAGATGTAACACCTAATGAATCCGAGTTATCTTCTTCACACAAGAAGTTGGAAAAACCGATCGTTCCGAAAACTGAATAGAACCATCATCATCAACATCGTAACCTGCAAAGATTCTTACAGTGTCTTTGTCTTTTGAAAACAACCAACCTTCACTTACAGGTGTAGCTAGTTTCATATCTTTAAATTCTTTTACACTGCCCCAGCCGCCCTCAGTGATGATATCGATCCAGTCTATACGTACACGTTTATATGGAAACTTAACCTCTTGTTTTACAAGTTTTGGTTTGCTGTAACTATTTATACGTCTGGATTTTTTTCTAGGCATAATACTTTATAGCATATAGGGATCTAAAAAGTTTAGAAAATTTTAAAAAAAACGACTCGTGCGCGCGTAGGGCATCTGTAAGTACAAAATAATCTGTCCACCTAAACATAATCTGTACCATAATCTGTCCACCCTAAAGTCATATATATCAACACTTCTAGACCAAAAGTACAAAAGTACACTTTTTTTTGCTACTTTTTTTAAAAATATTTTTAAAACTTTCTAGATCCCTATAGTATAGCTTTTTTTGTCTCAATTTCGCCATAATGTAGCTCCATTACTGCCAACTTTTCTTCAGCTGTTGACATATCAGTAAGCAACTTATCAATCTCAAGGGTAATATCCGGGTGTTCTGGTATCACCATCTCCTGGTCACTGTAGCATCTTATCTTGTACTTACAGTCCTCTATAATAGCCTGGTATCTTGCAACCATGACTTTACGTAATCGTTCGTTCATTTCCATCTCCTCATTATAATTGTACCATCTTTCTTTTTATACATTATCCATGACTTTTGTCCGTCAAAGTAATATCCTTCTAGTGTCATTTGAAGTCCTCCGCTTTCATTGGTGTTGTTCTTTCTTTTTCGTCAAAAATTAGGTCATGATACATGTCCAATCTTTTGAGAAACTTATGTTTATAGCGCCTTAATTCTGCCCCATCTACGACAAATTCTTGATAATATAGGTCAGGCGTGCATACCATGATAACTCCTTTTTGTATTGTGGAGTTGTGTACGTAGTCATGAGCCATGGCGTATGCTGCGATTTGCAGATAATAATCTTCGATCCATTCTTTCTTCTTCGGACGGTTAGCTTGCTTGAAGTCAACAACAGTTTCAACACCGTTGTGTAGACAGACAAGGTCTGTTGAACCTGCGTATAGACCCGGATAGTATAACGTAACTTCCGACCCATAGTATTCTTCCACAGGTGCAAGACCGATCTCAATAACTTTTTCGGCCATGGACTTCGCCTCTTGTCCGAGCCCTGTAAGATCATCGTAGCCAGTTCCGAGTACATAGTGTTCGAGGAATTTGTGCATGCTAGTCCCTCGCTTACTAGATAAATTCTTGATACGTTCTGCTTCTTGTTCTCCAACTTTGGCCTTCCAGTCTTTTAAAAATTGTTGATCTTTGGTGGCCCCTAATATCGTAGTAACACTAGGAAGTCTAGAACCATTTACATCATAGAGCCGTGTTCCGTGGTCCTCGTGCCGTGTAGCATCGACATAGGTATACTTCTCACTGTGCTTGATAGCCTTACCAATGTTATGGTACTCTTCTATGTCTTTATCGCTCATTGTCATTTATTTTTTTTCATGTGTAATTATCCATCGTAAAGCTGATGTAGTTGGATCAAAGCTATCAAACTTCGCACTGCATCCAGTCAACAATATAAAACTAATTATTATTATTCTCATCATTATCCACGTATTTATTAATTATATAATAAGCTATAACAGCACCAACAATAAATGCACCCATACCAAACAAAAACATTCCTAGTCCGTAATAAAAACTCATATTACAATTTTCTCCTTTTATATTATAGTGTGGGCCCGAAGGCCCATCACCTTAAAATCCCTCTTTTCTAATTGAGATTCGTTTACTAGCTTTCTTACCTTTAGTCACTAACTTATAATTATAAGCAGCAACCATGGCCTCGTTCCAGTCTTCTTGGTTTAAACACTTATCAAACTTATTAGAGTTTTTCTCTAATTGAGTATAACAAGTTTTTAAATTAAAGTTATCTAGCTTTGATATTTTTATAAAAGCAATAGAAAACTTAACAATTCTAACTAAGTTAGGGACAAAGCTTTTAAGTTTAATTAATCTTTCAGCTGTTTCTTTAGCTTTTTCAAGATCAACTATTTTAAAAGTACCATCTCTAAACGAAGGCATAGGTCCTCTGTCTTTGGCTATACCATTAGCTACATATTGTTGGTCTGATAACAACGCCATAACAACACTAAAAGGTAAACTGTAATCATCAAAAAATTTTGCGATTTTATTATATTCCGCAGAATTATTATGACTCTTATGACAGAAGTGTTTTAAAAAATCTTTATTTTTCCAACCCTTCTGTGTATTATTCATAACAGCTATCTGTTTAGAATTACCAGTTTTATTAATAACATACGAAACAGGAATTCCTAATTTTTCGCATGCTTTTAATCGGTGTTGACCATCTATTACTTCCATATTAGGGGTAATCACAACAGGCATTAATTGACCGCTTTTTCTCATAGAAGAAATTAATTCTTCTACGTGCGTTTCATTAATATTTCTGTTGTTGTCAAACAAAGTAAACTTAGTATAATTTTTTTCATACATTACTTTTGTTATTTGTCTGCTAGCATTAAAGCTATTGTAGTCTATTCTTTTACCCAACACAGTGTGCAGGGCACCATTTTTTTTACTTATCATTTCCCTCCTTTCTATTCATATTTTGAATTTTGTTAATCATCAAACGTCCCGCTTTCCGTGCACGTACTAACGGGTCGCCAAAGGCTCGAATACTGGCATTGCCGTTTAAGGATACCATATGTAACCTCCAGAGGTATTTAGCGCTTGGCATTTTGTTAACTTGGAGCTCGTCCTTTTCTATACTGTAAATCATTCTAAACTCATTGCTTGTTTATACTCTTCTAAATTTATCACTTTACCATTCATCACTTTGTGATCTCCGTAGTGATCTATAATTTTTTGAATACCTTCCATCTTCACATGTGAGTATGGCCAAAATAATCGTGCAACTAAATACGCATCTCTAAATTGACATCTCCATCGCCATTGTTTCTTCCAACCAACAGTGTATGCAGTTTTATATCTTTTCTCACCAACCGTACCAACACCCAATACTTCATGGACCCAACGTAAAACAGACTCATCAGTCATTGCCATTTCCATACGTATAGACCAGGTAGGATACGCTTTTTTGTTATGCTTTCTTTTTCTCATGTATTGTTTGTAAGTAATACATCCTTCACCATCGAAGAGTCCTGCAATAAATGCTATATCAGTGTCAGATATCATTAATGCAAACTCCCCTCTGGTTCTGGGTCATCTGGCACCATAGGCACCTCAACTGTTTCGTAAAACTCACCTTCTGAATCACAGTCCCAACATTGATGCACTTGACTATTATCTCTAAAGTCTAGAGATGTATCACCTGTTGCAACTCTGATATACCCATTACCGTGGCAAGTATCACAGATAAACTTTTTAACTTGTTTTACTTTTAACTTTGCCATTTAACTTTCTTGCTTTCTCATTTGTTAATACTTCTATTGTCTTAGATATAGACAACTTACCATCGGGCAATATTACCTTTGATAAGGCTTCTAAAACCTTGTATGTTTCTTTTGATAGAGAAACATTTTTATATTTACTCATGTCTGTCATGCGTGTTTCCTTTCATAATTAAATTTATATATAGGGTATTTTATAGGATTGTCAATGAAATTTATTTTAGCAATGATATTATGTTCATCTGTTACAGGCACCTGCATGCCACCGGTCCCTATGCCAGGTTTATATAACGATGCGTACGATTGTATGATGGATGGATATGTAAAAGCTATTGAAAAAATTGAAGAAATTGGCAGAGAACAATTAAACGAACATGGTTTATATATTAGATTTGGCTGCAATCCATACCAAGAACAAGAAAAAGGTTTACCTAGTAAATTTGACATTGTGTCATAATTATGGTAGCGAGTAAGTCTTCTCACCATTTACCTACCCTTAATTATTTCCCTCTCTATAGGGTAGGTGTATTAATTGATATCAATACAAAGTTTACCATTCAAATGATCCATTTCGTGTTGAATAACACGAGCAGGAAAATTATAAAAAGT